TGATAAAGTTGGAATTGCTGAGGAGTCATTAGTCTTTACTTGTGATTACAATGGAAATGGTAATCAAACTCAAAAGAGATATCCTAGATCATTTGGTGCTAACACTACAAATGGTGCTGACTATGCATATAATCAGTTCCTTGATATCACAGCAGTAAATCAATCTGGTGGAACAATCACTGTTAACGTCAATGGTGGTCAAGGTGCAATTACAGATACAACAACTCATAACTTTGTTGTTACTCCATCTGCCACAAATGCAGTTACTGTTGGTCATGGATTTGGTGTAGGTGATAGTTTACAGATCAATAACGAAGCATTAACATTTACATGTTCAATGGATGGAAATGTTTCTAATAAAACATATCCTCGTGCAACTGATCCTGCATATGGTAAGGCACTTACAATTAATTCTAGAACTGCAACAACTGTAACTGTAAATGTAGGACCTAGTCCGTTAGTTAGGTACACACCAACAATGGCAACATACACTGCCTCAACTGGTGTAATGGTTCTTACTATTGGTAACCATAACTTACAAGTTGGTCAACCAATTAAGATTAGTGGAGGTGCATTGAAGTTTACATGCTCAATGGATCAAAATGAATCTATTAAATCATATCCAAGAACTACAGATCCATTCTACGACAAACCTATTGATATTACTGCAACTACAGCAGATACTATTCAGATAAACGTTGGTCAAAGTCCTATTGTAATGCACAATGTTTCTAATGCTACTTACGATCCTAATACAGGTGTAATGGTATTAACAATCGGTATAAACCACGGATTAACTGCTAATACTAGCATTAAACTTGCTACTGAATCATTAGTCTTTACTTGCACATTAGATGGTAATACAGTTGAGAAATCTTATCCTCGTGCTACAACTGCTAACACAGGAACAGGTGCTGACTATGCATATGATACTGCAATCAATATTGATTCTGTAGATCAAAATGCAGGAACAATTACTATCAATGTAAATGGTGGACAAGGTGCTATTTCTGATACATCAGCACATACATTTGTTTCTGCTAATTCTGGTGCTGTAAGATCTGGTGGAGATTATGTTCATACATTCCATTCAGCAGATACTGAATCTGTAATAGCAGGTGGAGATTATACTCATGTATGGGCAGGTGGTACTGCTACAGATGCAGTCTTTACTGTTGGTGATTGTGCAGATGTTAAGACTAACATTGAATCATTAATAGAAACTGTTAATGATATTATTGCACCTACTGGAAAGGATTATGATGTTGCAGGTAATAGACTTTACTTTAACAGAGAACTTATTGCAGAAGATGTAACATCTAATATGTTAACTGGATTTACATATCAAGCAGGTCCTACAACATACTTTGCATTCCAATTCGGAGGATCTAATTTAGAAGCAACCGAGTTCCAAGCTGATGTAGAGTTCCTTGTTAAGTCATTAATATCCGATTTACAGACTGGTGGTAATAGTAGTTCTATCAGAGCACTTGAAGAAACATATCTCAACGCAGATGGAACACTTCATAGAATTGAAGATATGGTTATGGCAACTGTCTATGGTATGGAAGTACTTAAGGAAGTTGGTCGTGAAGTAATTAGAAATAATGTATATAACTCATTTGAGAGTCAACCATTTGGTGCATATTCAACACCATCAGGTAAAGCTGCTTATAGAGATGGTGAAGAAACAGTTGATATTGATCAGGTTGTTGGAGACTGGAATAATCTTCTTGATCATGTGATTGAGTTCTTCTCACCTGGCAAGAAGATTGCTAGAAGTGGTATGAAGCAAATTCTTTATAATGCAAACTACTATAAGAATGAATTAAACAATCTTGTTAATACTCAGTTTGGAACTGGATCATGGGTATACAATGATTTTGTTGATCAGTTACTTGGAAATATGATCCAAGACTCTATTACAACTGACGTAGATCATGTTATAGATGCTTACAGACTTACTGTTGACAATGTGAGTGGTGAGTTTAAGGTTGATGAGGTTGTTACAGCATCAGGTGGTGGATATGCTAAGATTCTTGAATGGGATAGTAAAGATAGACATCTTTATATTGGATCATTCTTAGAAGGTACAATCTCTGGTGGTGAAACAATTACAGGTCAAACAGCAGGTGCAGCAACCATTATTACTGGTGGTGTTAGCAAGAAATTTGATTGGTATACACATCCTGCAAACGTTGAGATTCTTAGAAATGCAAGGTTAATTAGTTCTAGTGTTCAAGATCAATTAATAGGTCAAAACGTTGGATATAATTTCCCAGAAGATTTGACTGGAGGCGGTAATGTTCTTACTAATGTAACAATATCAACAGACGTAACTGCTGCTCCTGATAATGCAGTTACTGCTGATAAGATTGTAGCAACATCAACTGTAGGTACTCATATATTACATAACAATTACAGTTTGAATGCGTTTGAAACATTTGACTCTGGTAACGTCACCTTTGATACTAGTGGAGAAACATTTGATACTGGACAAGTAGGTACAGCAGAAAGTCAGCAGTTTACATACTCCATATTCTTGAAGCAAGGTGAATATACTAAGGCACGTTTCCAAGTATCTCTAGATGAAGATACTCCTCAGAGACAGCAAGCATTCTATGATATTGATTTAACAAATGGAACTACAGGTAGTATATTCCAACCTCAAGGTGGTTTACAGATAGATGCATCTGGTGTTATACCTTATGGTGGAGGATGGTATAGAGCATTTATTACAGTTACATGTTCATTCGGTTTCCAACAACTCCGTCAAATGGTTCAAATTAAAAATGCTACTGGTCAAACTAGTTTTGGTGGTAATGGAACTGATGGTTTATTTGCATGGGGACAGAAATTAACTAAGGGATTAATTGATCCTTATGCTGCTACATCTGGTGAAGTATTCTATGCTGATACAGAATACAACATTAAGACATATACTATCAATAAATTAGAAGGATGGATATATGATGCATTGAAGGATCAGTTAATTAATCCTTCTCCTGAGTCAGGATTCGTACCTTACTTTAGTGATGCTGATGCAGCAAATTATCATCCAGATTCAGTTCATAGATTAGTAAGATATAGTTTAGATATTATCCGTAATCAATTATTGAATAGCACTTACTACACTGATATTATTGTTCAAAATGGTATAGTAAGTCCAACTAAAGATTATGGAACATTTGATATTCCTGTTGGATTAGCAGGTGGTCTAAACAATGCTGATTACTTATATGGTCTAGCATCTGGTTCATACGCTGAACTAGAGAAAGTAACCATGAATGAAGGTGAAGTTGTTCAGATTTATCAGAGATTCCGTATTGATGGTAATATTGTTGATGGTCCTTTCTTCATGAATGAAGTAGTTGAGAAACAAGGTGATAACACAGTTACTGGTGTTGTATATGGATTCTTTGAAGATGATAACTTTAAGTATCTTGATGTTGCTGTAACTGGTGGAACATTCTCAGTATTAGATTATGTTGTTGGTGCAACTAACACAACAACTGCTCAGATCAATGCTATTGAAGATAGAATACAGATTACTGATCTTCTAGGAGAATTTACAGATAATATTCCATTCAAAGGATATGACACAGGTGAAACTGCAATCCCAACTGGATTCTTAAAAGCACAAGCTGCTGTTACAGATAATAGTGGTGGTAAATTAACTGTTGATACTGAAACACTCATAGGTACATTTGAAACCACTGCTACAATATTCCCAGAACAATCTAAATTATTCCTTGATGTTGCCAGATATGATGGATTAGATACCTTAATAGGTTACAGAATATCATCTGCAGGACATACAAGAATTGGTATTTCAATTCAAAATAACAAGAACGTATTTACAGTTGGTAATAGACTTAATAAGATTACTAATGGTGTTATTGATCCTAATAACTATGGTATTATTACAGAACTTGATCTTGACAATAACATCATATACTACATTCTTGCAGCAGGTAATATTACTAATGGTGATCAAGTTGGTGACTTTGGACCTGCACCAGATCCACTCAATCCATTAGGACACGCAGTAATTAATACTAAGTTAGATGTTGCAGGTGCTGCTACTGCATTGATTCAAGATATCAAAGAGGTTGGTGTTAATAAGAGATTCTATCTAACAGATGTTCGTGGAACATTTAGTGGTAGAGATGGAATCTTCAGTAAAGATGGTTACAAGGCAGCGATCATAACTAAGACTGATCTTAAGGGACGTGTAGAACGTGCATTTAGAGGATTTGATGGAGTTCAAACTAACTTTAAGTTAACTATTGAGAATGGAACTAAGTACTTCCCTGATCCTGCAGGACATATGTTGATCTTTATCAATGGTGTTCTACAACCACCAGGTTCAGCAAATGCTTATACAGCATTCTCAGATAACATCCAGTTTACTGAAGCACCTGATCTTGGAGCATCATTTACAGGATTCTATGTTGGTAAACTAAGACAGTTAGATGATATATCATTTGAGTTTGATTCATTACGTCAGTCATTCAACTTGAAACGTGACGATGTGTTCTACTCATTGACACTGACTGATGGTGTTCAATCTTCTACAATCTTACCAGAAAATAATATCATTGTTTCACTCAATGGTGTTATACAGGAACCAGGCGTTGGTTTTGAATTGGTTGGTTCTAGAATTATATTCTCTGAAATTCCTCGTGTTGGATCAACCTTCGTTGCCTTCTCCTACGTTGGTTCTGAAGCGGACGTAGACGCTGCTGAGGTTGTACCTCCAATCGAAGTTGGTGACTTTATTGATATACAAGGTGAGACTGAAGATAGACAGGTTGCTGTTATCGAATCTTCTAACTCCTTGATTACATTCGACTATCTTGGATCTGTATTTGGACAGAATGCAAAAGCATCTGCCACACTAACATCTGGAACTATTGATAGGGTTCAAGTTACAGCAGGTGGATCTGGTTACACAACTAGACCAAATGTAAGGGTTGACTCTATATCTGGATTTGATGGAAACATTCGTGCACTCGTCGGGGTTGCAGGTGTTGAAGTCAGTAACGTTGGTTCTGGATATCAAAACCCTGTAGTTTCTGTTGAAACTGTAGTCCCCGATGACTGGACTCCTCCTGACTTAAGTCTATACGGAGAAGAACCAGTTGACCCCGAAACCCCATAAATAACTAAAAAATAGCGAACAATGGCTAAACAAGTAATCGGTCTTGGATCTGCTGCTAATGATAACACAGGTGATACTCTTCGTGCAGGTGGTGATAAGGTTAACGACAATTTCAGTGAAGTTTATACTGCTTTAGGTAATGGAACAGACCTAACGATAACTCTTGCCAATCCTGGCGTTAATCAGGTGTTACGTTATAATGGATCTACTTTTACTCCTTCAGATTATAGTACTCTGACTTCTTCATTAGATGTAAATGGTAATACAATAATTTCTACATCAAACGGTAATATCCCTATTGCTCCAAATGGAACTGGTAATGTTACCATTGCTGCAGGTGGTGTAACTAATACTTTTAACGGAACTACTGGTAATGTTGATTTCCCAACTTCTATTGCATATAAGAATGAGTATACAGCAATAGGATCAGCACCTTCTGCCTCATCATATACAGGTTATTTCTTTACAGTTGATGGTGATGATAATCCATATGTAAATATCAATATTACTGCAGGTGGTGTTGGAGATACAAGAGCAAAAATTTTAACAGAGTACTCTAGTCTTGGACAAGTTGGAGATGTAGATACAACAACAAATGCTCCTACTAATGGACAATTATTAAAGTGGAATACATCAGATGGTAAATGGGCACCTGCTGATGATCTAGCTGGTGCAGGATCTCAGAATTTATGGGAATCTATTGTTGCCGATACAGGAACAGCAACTGCTGATTCTGCAACTGATTCATTAACAATAGCAGGTGGAACTGATATAGGAACTAGCATAACTGGTGATACAGTAACTATCAATTATACTGGAACTCCTGTAACTTCATTTGCTGCATTGACTGATACAGACCTTTCTGGAATAGTAAAGGGTGACTCAGTTTATTGGAATAATACTGATTGGGTTGTAGCTAGAAGTCCTGTTATTTGGTGGAACTTAAACTCTGTTGGTGGATCTGATTATACTTTCTCTGGTCCTGGTTTTACTGGTGCTGTGAATGACCCAACTCTTTATGTTTATAGAGGGTTTACTTATATCTTTGATAACTCAGTTCAAGGTGGTGCTCATCCATTTAGGATTCAAAGCACACAGGGTTTAACTGGAACTCCATATACTGCAGGTCAGTCAGGTAGTGGATCTAATATTTTATATTGGACAGTTCCGTTGGATGCTCCTGCGGTTTTATATTATCAGTGTACACTTCATTCTGCCATGCAAGGCACAATTAACGTAGCGGTATAGTAAATGACAAGAACAGTTCCTGGTTCTGGTGCCGTCATTGAACCAATATTTGATGAGATTTTTGGAGTTCGTGCGGTAGAAGTTTTAGATGGTGGTAGTGGATACACAACATCCGATCCCCCTCGTCTTACTATAACTGGTTGTGGAACTCCAGATGTAGAAGCATTGTTGTATCCAATTATTGATAATGAGTCAGGAAGAATTATACACGTTAGAGTTCTTAGTAGAGGTAGAGGATATGATCCATTAAGATTACAGATCATTCCAGAACAAGAAACTCCTAATGTTGTAACGTCATTTGATATAAAAAGAATATTTCAATCACATCCTAATAGTCCTACTACAGCAGCATTTACAGATGATAGACTCAGAATAGTATCTGATAATCATCCTAAACCATCTCAACATTTCTTGACTGAAAGAGAACCAGGTGGTTCTGATACAATAGTTGATAGATCCTTTGATCAGACTTTTATCTATAGAGGTGGTAAAGATGTTCCTCATCCAGACGCTGCTAATAGACAATATCAAGGTGATAAAGCCATGGGTATCATGGCAAATGGTGTTTTACTTCATACACCTGAGTGGGGACAAGATGGAAATCCACCACCAGGATTTACTATTGATGCTGTAAAATATCCTTACATAAAAAATAATAATGCTTATGATGCTGTACTAGATAATCAAGTTTATTATTATAAAACAAATAAACTTATAAACGAATGGAATTTAGATAATGGTGTATTTGATTGGGGTAGAATAAGACAGTTTGTTTGGCAAGTTAAAACAGAACATGATAATGTTTTAATAGACTTAACGAGTTTAGATCAGACTATAGGTTCAGTTGAAGTAGGTAGAGTTGTTGATTGTATTACTTCTACTGCAAAAGGTGAAGTAGCAAAAATTGTTAAAGATAATTTAGGTAATCCTACAAAAATATATTTAAGAAATCTTACTGGTGTTCCTTTCCAAGAAAATGATGTATGTTTAGGTGCTAATGGATTCCAGTTTAGAGTATCAGGTATTCCTAGAACATTTGAGACTGGTATATTCTATATTGAGTTTGGAGAAGAAGCACATGAATTTGGTCCTTTCTCACCTGGCACATTTTATTTTGCTCCAGAAGGAATCAAAGTTCAAAGAAATTATTTAATTATTTGGGATCAAAGTCATCCATCTAACGGTGGACAAGGTGGAATGCCACACCCAATGAGATTCAGTACAACTGCTGATGGAACTCTTAATGGTGGAACTTTATATTATAACAGCACTGGTGTTACACAAGCACCTGCTGCTGATTACGAGGATGAATATAAAGCATTATTCTTAATGAATGCTGATGAGAATAATAAAATTTATTATCATTGTGCATTCCATCGTTATATGTCTGGATATCTTGGTGATGAAGGTTACATGGAACTTGCATCAGATGTAGATCCTGACCCAATGGTTAATACTTATTATTTTAAAGAGTATTATCAAAGTAATACAAGTGATCCTAATACCATTGATTATAGTAGACATCCTGATGGACACTCTAAAATATTGGGTATGTCTTTTGATGGATATCCCATCTATGGTGCTTGGGGTTATAATTCAACTGGAGCTACTGCTAGAGAAGTCTCAGGATATAGATTAAAAACAACTGCTGAGTTACCAGGTAATCGTCCTGATGTTAATACAGTTTCTACTGTAACATATGCTGTAACTGTATCAAACGGAAAATTTCAATTTGATGGAAGTAGACCTTCATTTTTAACATTAGAAAGAGGTAAGACATATATCTTTAATCAAAATGATGCATCAAACGATAGTAGTCATATATTTGTCGGTACATCTGATGATGGATGGCATGTAGGTGCACCTCCTATTATTGGAGATACATCATATCTTTTACCAGGCACTCATGTAACTTACTGGATTGATGGTGCTCAAACTACTTACAATACTTACATCTCTGCTTTTAATACTGCAACAACAAGAGAAACTAGATTCCATGTTCCTGTTGATGCACCTATAGCATTATATTTGTTTGGATACTCTGTAGCAGATACAGGAATAAGATGTGTTATTGAGGGTTATGTACTTGGTGATTTAACTGAAGATTATATACATGATTCAAGTGTTGGAACTCTTGATGCTTATAATGGTAAGTTCGGTCCTACTCCAGAATATCCTAACGGAACCTATGCATATTATATGACAGAAGATAGTTCTTCTGTTCCTACGTATCCTTACGCTATAGGTAATAGATTTTATGGAACTCCATTATTTGAAGGTGATAATGTTCCTGCACAAGTAGATACATTCCCTGCAGGTGCTGCAGGTGATGTTGTTCTAAACGCTAGTGGACAAATAGCATACATTAGAATGACAAAGTTTGGTGATAATTATTTCGGTCCTGCACAAGCAAAAATATTAGGTGGAGAAGGAACTGGTGCATTGGCAAGTCCTATTGTACAAACAGTTACTGGTTTATCATTATTAAATTCTGGTAGAGAGTATGCTACACCTCCAACACTTATATTTGAAGGAGGTGGAGGTGGTGTTGGTGCTGAAGGTGCTGCTGAGATTGATACCTTCGGTAAAGTTACTTCTATTAATATTGTTGATGAAGGTGAGTTCTATCAGGAACCTCCTTATGTGTTAATTACAGGTGGTGGAGGTATTGGTGCTAAAGCGGTTGCTAGAATTGATCAGGGTGTAATTGTAGGAATTGATGTTACAGATTCTGGTTCTGGATATATCAATCCACCAAATATTGTATTTACTAAACTTGTTAATTTAAAACGTAAGACAAGAGCAAGACAGTCTTATAACTCTCAAGCAATTTACTTAACTGGTCTCGTAAAAGATTTAGCTGCATCAGATACAGAAATATTTGTTGATACTACTACAGGTTTTCCTGGTTCTGGAGAACTGATTGTAAACACTGAAACGATTACTTATACTGGTAAAGCAACTGGTAAGTTCTTTGGTTTGACAAGAGGTGTAAACTTTAACTATGACCAGAGAATTATATTAGATGCAACTCAGAACAACCAACAGGATATATCAACATACCAGTTTAATGTTGGTGATAGAGTTATTCGTAGAATTGATAATGCAAATAATAAAGTTGCAAAGGTATATGACTGGAATCCTCAAACTAGAGAACTATTAGTAACATTTGAAGTTGATGAATTGGCATTCATTGATGGTGGTATTCCATCAACTTTAGATGCTATTGTACAGTTTGATGCAGGTGTTGCTGCTAGTGCAAGTAATGCTTTTGATCCTCATCAAATTACTTTTGCTGCAAATGAAGATATTATAACTTTGACTGATCCTATAGGTAGAATTTTAGATACTAAATTTGTTGATGTTGCAGAAAATGCAGGAGCTGGTGACGGTATTCCAGATTTATTTAATACAGGTACTGATTATGAAAACCAGATAGCACTAGATGGTGGTATTTACAATTCATTATATGGTATTGAAGAAACTCAAGGTGGAACTAATACTACTCTATTTGCAGTTGCTGATCAGGTCAAAGATGGTTCTATACCATTTAAGTATGCAACTGTAGAAACTGCAGGAACACTAACTGATGGTGTAGATCATTCTGCAAGATTAAATGTATATGTAGATCTAAATCAAGGTAATGGACAAAATTATGTTGTCAATGATCTAGTGACAGGTGATATATCTGGTGTAAGAGGAACTGTTCTTGGATGGGATCCTACTACTGGATTACTAGAAGTTGGTAATGTAACTCCATTCAATACTGGTAATATCAATATAGGTATTGCAGGTTACTTCTATGAGTTCTCTGCTAGAGAAACAGTGATTGATTTCATTGTTCAAAATCCAGGTACTAACTATACTGCACCTCCTTCGGTAACAGTAGAGAACATTGGTGATATACAAGCAACAGCAAGTGTTAACATGACTGCTGCAGGTGACCAAGTTGCTTCACTAACAATCACAAATGGTGGTTATGGTATTGCACAAAATATTGATGAAAGTTTTGTAACACATCCGACAGTTACATTTACTAATAATGCTAGTGATAGCACAGGATCTGGTGCTGTTGCTCAAGCAGTTCTTGGTGGAGAACGCATTGCAGGTAATACTGGTGCGAGTTATAGGATCAAGAGAATTGAATATCAAGCACAACTCCAGTCTAAGGAGTAGTCGGAATCCGCATAAATAAACAGGAGGACAATAGTCTTAGAAAATGGCAGCTCTATTAACTGATCAATTTAGAATTTTTTCAGCACAAAAATTTATTAAGGCTCTTGAAGGTCCCGTTGCAACTCAAAGTGATGATGATGCAGGGGCTACGAGGGACAGGTTATATCTTTTCATAGGTAGACCACAAAGTTGGGATAATGAAAACTCACCACCACAGGCAGTGGATTCATTTGCCGAATTTTCTGGTGCATATGATGATATGGTTTCAATGAAGCGTGTGCTGGCTTCCGATACTGTGCAGGTTGTTCGTAGAATTGACTGGGTTTCCCCAGAACAAACTACTGGTGGATTAGGTTTTACCTATGACATGTATCGTCACGACTATTCTCCAAGTAAAACTGCTGCCTCTGGTGCTACTAAATTATATGATTCTGATTTTTACGTTGTAAACTCTCAGTATCAAGTATATAAGTGCATCTATAATGGAACTTCACCCTCAGATCCAAATGGAAAACCTTCTACAGTGGAACCTACAGGTACTTCTACTTCAATTATCACTACTGGTGATTCTTATCGTTGGAAATACATGTATACCATCCCAGTAGCATCGGTTCTTAAGTTCTTCTCGAACGATTATATGCCTGTATTCACAAATGCTGCTGTAAAAACAAACGCAGTTGCAGGTGAAATTGATACTGTTGTTATCAATGCTGCAGGTTCTGGTTATAACAATGGAACTTATGATAACGTTGCTATTAATGGTGATGGAACTGGTGGTCGTGTTTCACTAGTTGTAGATGGTGGTAAAATTATTTCTGCTACTGTTACATCTGGAGGAACAGGATATACCTTTGGTAAAATCTCTGTTGATAACGTTACTGGTATTGGAACAGGAACTGGTGCTCAAGTGGATGTCATAATTCCACCACCAGGCGGTCACGGTGCTGATTCTGTTGTAGAACTTGGTGCTTTCCGAGTTATGATTAATGCTAAACTTTCATACGATGAAGGTGCAGGTGACTTCCCAGTTGACAACGACTATCGTCGTATTGGTTTAATAACAAACCCTTTA